ACAGGTCATTTAATGACAAACTGCCGCTACTTAGCCGCCGGAATGAACGTTGTCTGATGAAAGCTCCCTTCTGCCTCTGCTTGCTTATGCTGTTCACCGCTACTGTTTTAGCTGCCCCTGAAAAAGGCCTCACCGAAGCACAGTGCGTCGCCTTAAAAAATGTGCATATCAATGCAGACGCAATCGGGCTTCCGACAAGGGGGGCGCGGGTCACCACAGTGGCAATGGCGGGCCATCCGGGTAATCAACATTGCAAGATTGAAGGGCAGATCAGGCCCGTCGATCTCAACGCGCCCGATATTAATTTTCAGCTTTACCTGCCACTTGACTGGAATGGTAAAGCCCTGCAACTGGGTGGCAGTGGTTTTGACGGCGCGATTAAAGACGCTGATACAGCACGTCTGGCGCCGGCAGCAACACCTGGCGCAATAAAGCAAGGTTATGCCACGTTTGGCAGTGATTCAGGCCATCAGGGCGGAGTATCCGATGCTTCCTTTACCCTTAACGGGGAAGCCTGGGATAACTTTGCCGGTGCGCAAATCAAGAAAACACACGATGTGGCCGTTGCCTTGATCCAACAGGCTTATGGTCGAAAACCTGCTCACATGTATTTTCAGGGTAATTCGCAAGGCGGCCACGAAGCGCTTGCGGCGATCCAGCGTTTCCCGCTTGACTATGACGGCGCGATTGCCATTCATCCGGTGTATAACGTCGTTGAACTGCACATGGCCGGGATCAGTATCGGGAAGGCAATCTACAACACGCCGGGCGCGTGGATTTCGCCGGCCAAAGCCGCACTGATTGCCAATGCCGTTACCGGTGCCTGTGACAAACTGGATGGTCTGGCTGATGGTGTAGTCGCCAATCCGGATGCCTGCAGTTCGACATTTAAACTGGCTCATCTGCGCTGCCCGGATGGGAAAGATATGGGCGCCAACTGCCTTTCAGATACGCAAATCGCGCTGGTCCAGATGCTTAATAAACCGGTGCCTCTGGGTGTCAACCTGCTAACTGGCGATCACTTTGCCCCATGGCCAATTTTACGTGGTGCAGACGCTTCTGCGTTGGTCAGTGTTTTTGGTTCCGGTGCAAACAAGCCAAAACCAGAAGCCAGTAATATCATTATTTCATTCCCTTACATGATGGGCGATCAAGCTGTCCGCTACGAAGTGATGCGAGATGCAAATTACGACTCTCTTCAGTTTAATCCCGCAGCCCATGAGACGAGGCTGAAAGAACTGGCGGCACAAATCGATAATGATAGTGCCGATATTCACACTTTTGTGCAGCATGGAGGCAAACTTTTACTGATGCATGGCACGGCGGATATGGCTGTTCCGCCGGGAAACACCGTAGCGTATTACGAGAAGCTGAAAGCTGAATTTGGTGAGCAAGAACTTCATCAGTTTGCCCGTTTCTACCTGGCACCGGGTTTCACGCACAGCAGCGGGGCATATCGGGTGAGTTGGGATTCATTAGGAGCCCTGGATAAATGGGTTGTTCATGGGATAGATCCGGGTCAGCAAGTGATGATTGATACAAACAAAGCAACTGCCGGGCGCGAAATGCCGTTGTGTGATTATCCGTTATTCCCACGATACAACGGACAGGGTGACACGAAAATGGCCTCCAGTTTTACCTGTTCCGCCAGATAATATTTCTCATATTCACTTTTCTGCCTGCCTCGGCGGGTATGCTTTTACAGGAGATTGCAAGTCATTTACCTATATAAATTCACAGGTGAATGAGCGTTCTCAAATAACTTGAACATCCGTTCAAGTCTTGGCATTATCCTCAGCTATCTACTTTTCTTCGGTTACTCCTGTGGCTTATCTGTGTAAAGCAGCATGGATGCCATGTCACGCCTGGAAACGCTCGGGCTGAGCGCAGGCTGTGCAGAATACAATCTTAACCGCGCCATCGAAAATGAGCTTTACGCCTGCCGAACGGTATGTGAGGAAACCTCTGATGTTTAAAAAACGTTAGCCAGAGCGCGGATGCCATTGTAGTGCATATGATTTCAAAATCTGTCGCGTCCTAATCACGCGACTTTATTGCAGCACAGGGAGTTCATTTTGCAGAGCGAACAAAAACCTGATTTTCATGATGATTTGATCAAAGAGTTACTCTACTGGATCGAAGTCAACTTAAGTGATCGTCTGACCATGGAAAAAGCCTCAAAAAAAACCGGCTATTCACCATGGTATCTTCAGCGTTTGTTTAAAAGTAAAACGGGTTACGCACTAGGTAAATACATTCGTGACCGCCGTCTCACGATGGCTGCTATCGCGTTGCGTCTGACCAATATGCCCATCCTCGATATTTCGTTGTACTACTCGTACGATTCGCAGCAAACGTTCACCCGATCGTTCAAGAAGAATTTCGCCGAAACTCCCGGTACGTATCGCCGCAATGCATCATGGACCATGAACGGGATCACCGCGCCGCTTACCGTCGATGAGTTTCCGCAGCCGGAATATGAAATCGTAGAGTTACCGGTGATGGCGTTTGAAGGGGAGACGATCTCGCATTCTTACCCCATTGAAGCCTTATTCAACAGTAAGAATCACGTTCACCGCGCGGAGTTGCTGCGTTATCTGGAAACACCGGAATCTCTGCGGGCACCGGTCTGGGGATTGTCGGACTGCCGGCCTGATACGAATGATGAAGTGGCGAATGCGTTGCAGATGGATTACACCGTGGCACATCAGGTACACACCAGCGACAGCCACAACATCCTGGTTCCGGCCAGCCGTTATCTGAAGATCAACTATCCGTACGATCTTAGCCGGTTGAACGATTTTATTCTTTATCTGTATTCTGTGTTTTTGCCTACGCTGGGTCTTGAATTTATTATGCAACCGGACCTGGAGAAGTACTCGCGTGAATCTGCGCTTAAAGGCGTGACCTGCGAATACTATATTCCGCTGGCCACGCAGTGATCAGGTAGAAAAGAGAAACAAAAAAGCCCCTCGTTATGAGAGGCCTGACGGGCGGGAAAGGGGATCAGTTGAACACCATACCGCCGTCGATCAGCAAAGCCTGACCCGTCATGTAATCAGAATCCGGCCCGGCCAGATAAGAAACGCAAGCCGCGACATCTTCCGGCTCAGAAAGGCGTTTCAGCGTAATATTCTTGGCGAATTCTTGTGTACCATAGCCCGCCGGTTTTCCGGCTGCCGCTGACACCTGACGGTCTATTTCTTCCCACATCGGCGTTTTCACAATCCCAGGACAGTAGGCATTGACAGTAATACCCAGCGAGGCCAGGTCACGCGCTGCAGTTTGTGTCAGCCCGCGCACCGCAAATTTACTCGAACTGTAGATCGCCAGTTCAGGGTTACCCACATGCCCGGCCTGTGATGACGCATTAATAATTTTGCCGCCATGCCCTTGTGACTTGAACGCTTTGACCGCCGCCTGAATGCCCCAAATGACACCTTTCACGTTGATATTATAAACTTTATCGACGATTTCCGGGGTGATGTCTTCAATCAGTGTCGTCGGCGCAATCCCGGCATTATTAACGATGACGTCAAAACCACCGAGTTGCCTGGTGGCCGCTTCTACGGCAGCAAAAACTTGCTCCCGGTCTGAAACGTCCGCCAACTGAGCAATGGCTTTACCACCGGCATGATTAATTTCTTCGGCAACTTTTTCCGCTGTTTCCCCATTAAAATCCACCACGGCCACAGCAAAACCATCCTTCGCCAGACGCAGTGCAATCGCGCGGCCGATCCCCTGACCACCACCTGTCACTAAAGCCACTTTTCCATTTTTAGACATACGACTATCCTCTATGTATTCGGTATCTTCTTCAGGTGCTGCGCGCAAGACACGGTCTACCCGACCCGGTGCCGTTGCGTGAGCTATCCACTGGTTTACGCCTGCCGCTCCCAATGTGCAATTGTTAAGCACGGTCATTAACTTTTTCTGATTTGGTCAAACGCAAATGGCTGTTCCTGCCAGCAAGTCGTTTAGAATGGCATACGTGTAAGAGAGTAAGGATGCAGAAATGACCGGCAATAATATTGTTCTTTTCCGTGAACGCCTGACTGCACTGGTGCGTTCATTACAGATTGCGCCTGACGTTGCCGAAAATCAGGTACTGGACCGGATGGCGCTCTGCTTTCGCAAGTTGCTGAATTTTTTCGCTGAAAACAATGAACTGACGCAGCAGGTGTTTTTGCTGCCACCTCTGGCGCAAGAGACACAGCGTTTGCTGATCAACCTGATGGCAGAAAACCTCGTGCAAAATCAGCAAAGCAAACTTTTCCGCAAAGAAATTTCTGCCGTCATGCTCGCGCAATGTTTTACCGGCATGCTGGTACAATTCGCGCAAGATCCCGCAGATCCGGCATTACGTCATCAGCAAAGTCTGGCCTGTGCAAAACTGTTCTGCGAAGGCGTTTGGCTGCGGGAGTTATAGTTCAAAACTTCATAAAGAAAGCAAAAATGGTTGGTTCAGTTTGTCGTTCATAAAAGGTTTACTACGTTCATTCCCGCGGCAGGCATCGTTTGCCACGATTTTGAAACCAGCGTTAAAGAAAGCTTTGATTTTAAAGCTGCGATTAACCGGAGGCCTGTATGTCAATCACTGTACACACTGCTGAGCGCCGTTCGCTATGGCAACGTATCACGCACCGCAAGGTCAGTTATCCACCAGCGGAGAGGGCGCAGGATACATCCCGTCTGCTGGAAAGCTTTCTCGCCACAGGCTGTCTTTACGGTATTGATGTGGGGAACAGTGATCCGGCCTGGTTTCGCCGCTCCTGATCGTTATATCCGTTTATTGCGGTTCAGTTACTGGAACGAGCTGTGCCATGAGAGAAGCCTTCTCCTGAAATTATGTGCTGTACCCTGAATAGCCGGTGTTTCCGCTGCGGATAACGCAACCGTGACATCTGTTATGCAGGTTGTTGTGGAAAGTCTCTCTGACCTCGTCGTAGAAATTTTAGTTCTCTCTCATTTGTTGAGCCCATAACTTTCGCCGGTTATGGGTTTTTTTATGCAAAAAAAAGCCCCGCAGTCAGGCGGGGCGACATACTAACGCCGTTAACAGGGGTAAAACGGCGACTAAAAAAAATATAAGTAAAACCAAGGAAGGGTAAATAGGATTGCAGTGATGATTCCACAACCCGGAAATAAAGTACCACAGAAAAATATATAATTATAAATACATATTTTATATGAAATTAACTATAACATTCATTCGAAATATTGATAATACCGACAGAAATAATTAGTAATAAATAATAAAATTAAAACCGATAATTTATCTACAGAACCACGGAACTCTGTAGGTAATATTAATACGAGTCTGACTCATTGAAAATACATATATAATAAATTCAAATATCCAATTAAATGATAAAGGAATACATCATGAAATTAAAAGCATTGGCACTTATTATCCCGGCATTACTGGTTGCAGGCGCAGCTCATTCCGCAGAAATATATAATAAAGACGGCAATAAACTGGACCTGTATGGCAAAGTTGATGCACGTCACCAATTTTCAGATGATGCAGGTCAGGACGGCGACGTAACCTATGTTCGTGTAGGCTTTAAAGGTGAAACCCAAATTACCGATCAACTGACCGGTTACGGCCAGTGGGAATACAACGTCCAGGCTAATAATTCTGAAAGTACAGGTACATCAGGCAACGCCACCCGTCTGGGCTTTGCAGGTCTGAAATTCGCTGACTTCGGTTCATTCGATTACGGCCGTAACTACGGCGTTGTGTATGACATTGAAGCCTGGACCGATATGCTGCCAGTGTTCGGCGGCGATACCTACACCTCTTCTGATAACTTTATGGTTGGTCGTACTAATGGCGTTGCGACTTACCGTAATACAGACTTCTTTGGTGAAGTAAAAGGCTGGAACTTTGCACTGCAATATCAGGGTGCGAATGATGGCGATAACAACAGCGAAGACATTAACTATACACCAGCAGGTGAAGGCACGAATAATGGCCGCGACGTTCGTCATCAGAATGGTGATGGCTATGCTCTTTCTACCACTTATGACTTCGGTATGGGTATCAACTGCTAACTGACTATTATTTAAGAGTAAATGTTCATCCCTGCAAAACTCCTGCAAAATTCTTCTGCAAAACGGAACCTTAATTAAACAACAACTTCCTTCCAGTCTTTCCCCCGGTCGTCGTTATACTTCTCCGTCATTTGACTATTTTTATGTCCAAGTAAAACTTGCGTGTTTATTCCTTGCTCTCTGAACAAGCGTTCCGACAATGACCTCTGTTCATGGAATGTTGGAGGATTCTCTCCCTCCCACAGCAGACCACTTTTATCTCGGGCTTCAGCAAATCCTTTTGAGAGTGTGCTTTTAGTTATCTGCCCACCACGGGTACAGTTTCTTCGTGAACGGTGATGATGCAAGATCCACTGACTCAAAACAGAATCTCGGCATTCAGCTATNACATCCTGAAGAGACAGNCCCANCGCCTCACATTTCAAAGAAAGGGGTATAGCNACTTTAGCCCCGGTTTTTTGCTGAACTANATGAAGTTTGTCATCCCAGATATCAGTAAATTTCAACTTTGATATATCTCCTATCCGTTGGCCTGTAATTAAGGCCAATAGCATTGCCCTGGGAATATGCACCGGTAACGTTAATGCAGCCGAATAAATGGCTTTCCATTCATCAAATGAAAGTCTCTGTCGTGAAACTTTTGCCCGAGGTTGTTTTGTTGCCTTCGCAGGGTTATAACCAGCCGGAACTTCACCTGCATGCTGAGCTTCTTTGAATACATCACTTAGATTCGAACGCACCATCTGCGCCATCCTTCCCTGACCTTTTTCAATGTAAATATCGAGGATCCCAGCAATATCTCTGGCACCGACTTCCGACAATGGTTTTATCCCGCAATGAGAAATTAATGCTCGTAAAGAAGGTTCCCGCAATTTCGCTGTATCGGGTTTTATTTCACCAGCTTTAACCCTTTCTAGCTGAATCGCTCTGTATTTATCAACCCATGCATTGGTAGTGATGCCTTTATTCACTTCACGGCTAATTTCATTTCTTACTCTCAGGAGATTTGCCATTTTCCTCTGATTGAGTTGCATATTCGCATCTATTGCGATTGCTTTTGCCTCCTCTTCATTGTCCCCCAAACCGTGGAACTTACCTGTGGCTGGATGCTTGTAACGCCAGTAAACTTTATTGGTTCTGGCGTCCAAGTAGCACGACAGCCCGGGAATATTCACGTTATATTTACGTGGACGTGCCATCTTCGAGAATCCTCATTAAACGTGGATCTATATCCTTGTTGATCACAGGCTTCTCGGCTATCCCAATGAAACGTGCTGATGCTTCAACACGCCAGCAGCGCCCAGCTTTAAAGGGCAGGGGGTATATCATTCCATTTTTCGCATACCTCATCAGCGTTGGTCTGCTAGGTATTGGCGCGGAAAACTCTTCGAGAGCCCATTCATCAAGTGTTAATGTTCTCGTCATATATCACTCCACACGTTTAATTATAGCCAGCTGCACACCGGTTTACTGACTGACCCGAAATCGGCCGTAATATTTTCCAGCTCGCCACCAGAGCATTTTCATACCTGGTGGCACTGCTGGCGCAAACTCAACCGGAACAAACCACAGATTCAGCATTCTTTTCACACAAAACCGCCTGACGAAATGCGAACGGGTTGTCTCAGCCATGGCTTCTTTCCCTCTGTTCGATTACTTCCAAACCCAACTTTAAGGCCAGCGCATGTTCAGCTCTGGCGCCTGCGCTGAACTGCCAACCGGTAAGCAGGTAAATCGCTTCGGCGCGTTGCAGCATCGTCAGACCGATAGCCACGTAATCAGCTTTTGTTAGGCCATCAGGCATGATTGCCGGATTCAGTGGCACATGCTTTTCAAATGACAGGTTTATAGCTGCCCGTTTGAAAGCAGGGCGGTTGAAATGTGGCAGGCCTGTCATTGGCCCGGCGATATAAACTTTCATTTCAGCCCACCCTCGTAGCCGTGAGCAGTACCTGATAAATCTGGTGTGCGATAGTGCGTTCATTACCCACAGGGCAGGCTTTGAAATATTCATAAGCGGCGGTGATCGCCACCTGGTGCTTTTCCAAAAAGTCGGTTTTAAGGCGCGCAATTTCGGCTTGTTCTTCAGTATTGCGGCGGAACCAAACGCTATAAGGGCCGTCCTCGGTATCGTGAATTGAGACAAGGAACCAGCCTTCACCGATTGGCGGAGTAGGGTTCCACGCAGAAACATCAGCTTCGCCTGCGTCATAGGCGGCCTGAATATCGTCAGCTGCTGGATCGGCATCAAGTGACAGGGTATAAACCTCAACACCCTGAGCTTTTGCCCACGTTTCAAATTCGCCTGGCGCTGGGTATTCGTTACCGTTGGCCGGTTCGAAGAAATCAGTGTGAGTCCAATATCCCAAGTTATCGGCATTGCGTTCTGGTGTGACCGGTTGAATAAGTTTCATGGCTGCATTCCTAAATAAGTGATTTCCAGATTTCGGCGTGAGCGAATCCCTTGCCAGCATTGGCAATTAAATTTCAGTAATAACGATTCACTAAATGCCCCAGCGGACCAGGGCATTTAAGGCCGCGCTATCAGGCTTTGAATTCGCCGATACCGCGGCGCACACCGCTAGAAATTACTCACACACATAGACAAGGGCGGCCGGTAATGCACAGGGCGTGCTGGGTGGGTGCCAGCGGCCCTTGTCTATGCCTGCGAAAAAATTGGCGGTGGTCACGATCAGAACATTATCTTCGCTCCCCCTGATGTTGGATGGTTGAAGAGTCATGCCACCGCCGAAAGACAGCTACACACAGCAATTATCGAGGTTCCACGTCGATCTGAATGGGCGGCGGGAGTCGAACCCGCAATCGGGTAGGGAACCCGACCATCACCTGATGCTGGCCACAACGGAGAGAGCGCTATCTGGACTGTAGGATGTTGAAAGCTTTGCCAGCTTGCTCACCGTCAGTGGTCTTTACGTTATGCACTCATTCAAGAATCTAAACGTCTGCTATACTTTTCATTGGAATAAGAAAATTCTTAATAATCTGATTAAGATCATCACTTATCCATGAGTTAAAAATGCCCGATATAAAACTTATCTGCGAAAAATGTAATTCTGAGAGATTCAATGTCACTTCTGACGTCGTATTCTCTGAGACTATCTCCTCCATCGTATGTGCAGTGTGTAAGCATCCAGTTAACGTTCATGAAGTTGTAACCTTCCGCGAAATTCCATATCTGACGCTAGTCCCTGACTTACAGANCNACTAATCCCTAAACATCGGCAAGAACACTTTTCAACTGTGGTCATGAGTGACTTCGGTTGATGAGCTCCTCAACCCCAGTGTTCTTGCCGTTGTATGCCTGGTCACTTCTCCACCTCAGGCGGCGGTGTTATCTTGGTAGTTCTCACACAGCCAAGAAGGAAATGAAGGTGGAAAACGCTTCGACTAATTTAGTCACTTTAGCCCGTAGGATTGAAGCTCTTGAGAACGCATTNACNGTNGCGCTTCATTCCGTTTCAACCGCCTTACCCACAGTAAAGAGCGACGTCATTGAAAATCTCAATCGTCATGCTCAAGCTTATAAAGGTAAGGATCCTGCCGTTGCCTCTGCAACCAAGTTGCTTATTAACCGAATTGAAGCTTTCAATCCGAAGATAAGAGATTAATTTTGGTAATCTCGCCGCCTTCCAAAAAGGCGGCTACTTGGTGTCCATGCTTTTGCAAGATTTCAGAAACAGTTTCTTCAATTAACTCTTCATTCGAAGATCCCAAACCAATAATTTTCGGTTCTTGCTTATCCATCCTGATACCTCATTAAGCTGCTGCGTTCTTGCCGTCGTGCTACTGATACCTGAGAGAATCATTCGATGCTTCTGTGCCACCTGCAACTACTGCGTGGGCATCTACGTTGATCACTGCTGATGGTGTAAATCTAAAATAATTTAGTTTTTAATGCAACAGTGAAAACTAAAAATATTTAGATTTTTAACTGGAAGGTGTTTTGAATGAAGTAGGGCTAGTAGGAAGGGGGGATCAACGCCGTCTGAATTTTCGGTGCTCTACCATTACGCCAATTATTGATATGGGTTCTTGGTCAGAATGTTTTGTTGGGAAATCTTGATTTAGAGGCACAAGGGAAAAAATCTCATTACCCCCAGCATCTCTGCCACGTGCTCTGTATTTTTTGAATGTTGCTTCATGTTCACCATTCTTCGCTACAACGTAATCACCAGGCAGCGGACCTATGTCCGGATCAACGATAATTAGATCACCTTCAGTAAACTCTGGCTCCATTGACTTTCCTTTGATTTTTAAGGCAAAAGAACGGGGTGATAGTCCTATGTCAGTTAGGATGTAGTCAATATTACCTTCAAGGTTGCTTGCGTCCGACGCGGATGTCCAGATACCAGCCTGAACGTAACTGATAATGGGGATCTGGCGTGTCCCAAATGATGCAGGAATGATGTTAGAAATTTCTTCTTTACCGTAAAGAATGAAAGCCTCAGAAACACCGAAAAAAGCCGCCAAATTACTCAAAGACTTCCCACCCGGTTCATTCAGGTCACGTTCCCAGTAGCCAATAGTCACATCACTAACACCTAACGCCTTTGCGACCTGAGCTTGAGTCAGCTTCCTGTCTTTACGAAGGTTTTTTATCCGCTGCCCTTGGGTAAGCATTTTCCATCCTCTTAATGAACCTAAGTTATTTTAGTTTTTATTGATCAAAATAAAATTAAATAATACTATCTAAATTAATTTAGAAACCGGAGGTGTTATGACAACGAGTGACCTTGAAAAATATTTTGGCGAACCCGGTAAAGTCGCTGAGTTTTTTGGGATATCCCCTGAAGCATTTTATTTGTGGAGAAAGCGCCCTGGCCAACTGATCCCAAAAGGCCGAGCTGCCGAGGCTGCATATAGAACCAAAGGTGAACTGAAATACGACCCAACACTTTACAAAAAGGCTATCACCAGTGGCGAACAACCATAACTACCAAAGGGAAAACAACATGGTAGACCTGAAATCAGTAGTTAAAACGATGTGCAAAGCCTATCCCGGCGGTCGGTCTGCTATGGCTGGCGCTCTGGGCATGACTGAAACGCAGTTCAACAACAATTTGTACGAAAAGAACGGCTGCCGGTTCTTCGAAATTGCCGAACTGGAAGCGATGGAAGACATCAGTGGCACTAATCACCTGGCGGATTACTTCGCCCAGCGGCGCGGTGGCTTTTTCGTTGAAATCCCAAATCGCGATGAGCTGGACCACGTTGACCTGTTTATTAAGGGCGTAAAGGTGGCGGCAAAGAGCGGGAAGGTGGATCAGCAAATCAACACGTCTATTGCAGATGACGGCGTGATTGATCAGAACGAGAAGGCCGAGATTATGGCGCTGCATTTCAAGCATTTATCTGCGCGAGATGAGTATGTGAAGTCAGTTGTGGCTTTGCACGAAAGGGTTGACGCCTCAGGAGTGCAGTCCCGAGGCGTCGGCGCATTAAAAACGTGTGTGGAGTAATTAACGCATGAACAGTTTACTCATAAAAGCTGGCGTCCCGCAAATGCGCTGCAAAGCGACTGGCGGCAANAAACAAGCTTTGTCGTACGAAGTGATGGTATCGGGCCANTGGGTACCGTGCAACTACCAGATCGTCCGNTGGTGGGTAGGTTACGTCAGGGTGAGAAGCCGGAAGGTGACTGCATGTCTGAAGAAATCCAAACGCTGGACAGGCACTACAAAGATTGGCGGGGCGTTGTGGTACACGTCGTGGGNTTCGACAGAGCAGGGGATCGCGTCATCTTCATGCGNGCNGGTTACCCGCATGAGTGCGCCCAGCCTACTGAACAATTCCGGCGAAAATTTAAGAGGGTCTTATGAGCGTTAAGTTATCCGCATACGTCTGGGATGGTTGCGCTGCTGCCGGTTTGAAAATATCGGCGGTGGCCATCATGGCGCGCCTCGCTGACTTCAGTTCTGACGAAGGCCTGTGCTGGCCGTCAATTACCACCATTGCCCGCCAGTTGGGTGCTGGTGAAAGCACTGTGCGCACTACGCTGGGCAAACTTGAGGCTGACGGCTGGATCACCAGCACTCAGCGCCGTAAGGGAAACCGCAACACGTCGAACATGTACCAGCTGAATATTGCGAAGCTTCGTGCTGCCGCTCAACCGTCAGATTCTGACGCATCAAAATCTGACACCTCAAATTCTGACCGGTCAAAATCCGACGCATCAAAATCCAACACGAATACCGGTTTTCACCCGTCAGAATCTGGGGGGGATCCGTTAGTAAATTCAAAACAAGATCCATCAGATATAAAACCCCTTTGTCAGCCTGCTGCGCAGACCGACGCCGAGGTTGAAATTACTGATCAGGCTAAACAGGTTCTGAACTACCTGAATCAGACCACCGGCTCACGTTATCAGGTCAGCAAATCCTCATTGGATAACATCCGCGCCAGACTGCGTGAAGGCTTCACCCCTGAAGAACAGCAACTGACCGTTGATTACATGCATGCCAAATGGGGCGGCGATCTGGAAATGGCCGAGTATCTGCGCCCGTCCACGCTGTTCCAGCCTTCCAAGTTCCCGGGTTATCTCGAAGGTGCCAATGCTTGGAATCGTGCTGGCCGCCCAGCCCGCAAAAACGGGAAGTGGGACCGCGGCGAAGTGGCCGTTGATACCTCTGAACGTGATTCAGCTTATCGCCGGTTTATCAGCGGTGTTGCGGCGAGCAAAGCCCCAAGTGATTTGGAAAAACTGGTCTGTACCGAGGCAAGTAAAGCCAGTGTGCGTGGCATGCGCAGTGATTTCGCGATCAGCACCTGGAATCGCATCTGGAAAGAATGTGCTCAGCGCCGGCAGCAGGGGAAATCTGCATGAAAAAAAACCATAAGCAATTAGTCATAGTAGGGCTCATGCGTGATCGCACTCCGCGCACCTGCTCGGATAATGAAGGATCGTTAATCGAATATGCCGGTTTTATTCCGTCAGGGCATTCGATGTCATCTACGATTAATACGATCAGCAAAAAGCCTCAGTTCCACATTGTTACTGGGCCTCGTGCCGGGAAGAAAACATATTCACTGAGCGAAGAGCCAAAACAAGTCGTAGAACCGACGGCCGAAAAATCGGATATAGCCCCAGTGAAAACACTGGCTGAAAACAGTGCTGAGTTTGAACACAAACCTATGGGCAGTACTTCTGGGCAGGGGGGTGTTATGAATAACTATTTGGGGCAGTTCAGCGAAGGAAGGTTGGAAGAGTTGCTTTCAATGGCCAAAGCAACTTCATACGGAAATGGTTTATTTGATGTTCAAGAAATCATCCCACTTTTACGCATAGCAATAGCAGCAAAGCAGGCCAAGCCTGATTATTACGTCATTAGTCGGCCGCTCACAGATGGATATAACTCTACGTTTAAACTTGATGTTTATTTGGAAGAAGTTGATGCCATCAAATGCAAAAACGCCCACGGCGGAGTAATTATCCCTGTCTACACCACACCACCAATGAACCACGGCGAGAAAATTAATTTATCGGCGATTCCTGAAGAGCTGGGCCTATACCTTGAAGTGAGACCTAGGTTTTATAAGAAATTCAATGTGGTTTACCGGGACGAAAACAAAGTATGCGGTTATGCCCTACATACGGGGCGCTGGTCATGTTTTCAAACTAAAAACTTCGATCAAAACTTCCGTATCGCCCCTAAATCGGAGGCGCTATGAGTTATCAACTGATTTATGCAGATCCTGCCTGGCAGTATTCCAACAAGATAAGTAACGGCGCGGCGGGTGGCCACTACAGCACTATGGCGGTTGAGGAAATGAAGCGTCTTCCGGTCTGGTCTATTGCAGATGAAAACGCAGTTCTGGCGATGTGGTACACCGGCAACTTTGCTTCGGAAGCGGTAGAGCTGGCGCATGCATGGGGCTTCAAGGTGAAAACCATGAAGGGATTTACGTGGGTAAAACTCTATGAGCAGGCACGTAGCCGTATAGAGCGTGCGCTGGCAGAACAGACCATGATCGATTTCGAAGACTTTATGGATACTTTGAACGTAGAAACGGTGATGAATGGCGGAAACTACACGCGCGGCAACACAGAAGATGTGTTGATCGCCGTTCGCGGGTCCGGTCTCGAGCGCCTGAACGCCAACATTAAGCAGGTTGTTTACAGTTGCCGCGGTGAGCACAGCGAAAAGCCAGCAGAGGTGCGTTTTCGCCTCGAAGAGCTTTACGGGCAAGTTTCACGCATCGAGCTTTTTAGCCGTGGAGAAGCTTCAGGCTGGCATCACTGGGGGAATGAAAACCCATTCAACGATATCGAGTTGGTACCGGCGAGCTTCACTACTATTCCTCCTATGCGGAACTCTCGCGTAAAAGTTTTGGCAGGCCACTATCAGGCACTGAGACCACTATCAGCTTCTAAACACCAGATCTCCGTTGGCATCGTTTACCTGCAGGAGGTGGCTGCGTGAACGAATTTCAGAAAATCTGGCTCTCTGCTTACAACGGCTGGCTGACAGCGGTCTCCCCTTCGGGGGAGCTACATCCCACTGATTACACCGCTGCGCGGGAACATGCCGATGCTGTACTGAGCAGCCTGGTTAAAGCTGGGGAGAGAGCTGAATGAGAGCGCTCTTAAAGCCATATCCACAGAGGGATTTGGGGATTGTGCTATTGCGGCCGCCAGGTGACATGTTGCAGCACTTCAGCGGCAAACGCCTGCTGATAACAGATGAACCCGCGGATCTGCGCGGGGTGGCGGACGGTTTGGTACCGGTGGAGGCTCAGCCACTATCGCGAGATCCGCGCCTGTCTGGATTTCTGACCTCAGAGCGGGTTATCAACCTGGTCGGCGGGTGGGGTGCGCTGACATTGTGGGTTAAGCGTAACCGAGGCTGCCAGTGCACTGATTTTGGTGGCCAATACCATCACCATGAACTGGTGCAGTCTCGCCGTGAGCGTGGTGTTGTATCTCTGTGTTGGACCCATGACAACGAATATCACGGAAAAGAATCGGTAAAACTCGATGCCGCAGCGCTGTCGAATACCACTGAATTTGTGACCGAGGCTATCCGCGAGCGCTCCCGATTGTCCGCTGGACATCAACTGACCCTGCCGGAACTTTGCTGGTGGGCAACGAGTAAGGGGCTGGCGGCGCAACTGCCGGAGGAAATCATATGCGAAGCGCTTGGCATGAAATATCAGCCTCCAGGCACGCAGTTGAAAGAATTCGACATTAACCCCAGCGAACAAGATCCTCGGGCAGTGATGGTGAGCAATATCAAACCGGTGCTGGCGCTGGCCGTTGATCCGGAAACTCCAGAATCTTTCATGCTTCGCCCGAAGCGCCGCCGGTACGAAAACACGAAATACACTCAATGGGTAAAGCGCCAGCCGTGCTGTGCCTGTGGTAACGGGTCCGATGATCCGCACCACATCACCGGCAATGGATTTGGTGGAATGGCAACAAAAGCGCATGACATGTTCGTGATCCCGCTGTGCAGACGGTGTCACGACTCACTTCATGCGGACACCCAGGCTTGGGAATCAGAACACGGTACTCAGGAATTTCTGGTATTGAAGACATTAGACCGCGCGCTAGCAACTGGTGTTATCGCTACCGCCAAGCAAAAATAAGTGTGGAGTCAGCATGAACCTTGAAACGATTTTGAAGCATTTTTCCCCAAAAGGCTTATCCATCAGCGACAGTTCCCGCG